CGGTGATTGGTTGGAGCGTGTCGCCTTGTTCGCCTGCTATCTTCACTATCAAACGACCTTCGTTTTTGCTTTCTATTACGGCAGAATATTTTACTATCTTACTTGCCTCTATGGCTTCCTCCGTATGCCCTTGGTTGTTGAACTTGTCGCTGTCGGGGAATAAGTCAAAACCATACTGAAAGGCAAGGGCTTTGCTTCTGTACCAACGTGCTGTGTGGGGTTTGAGTTCTGCCAAACGCTTGTCAATATCTGCCCTATGCTGGTCGAATAGTTTTTCTAAGCTCCATATAGCTACAGCTATGATGTACACCCATAATCGCCATATAGCTACTTTGGAAGTGCTGTTGAGGCTTTCCAGTGCGGGTTCTTGTGCTTTGGCTTGGAGAGTAAGGGTTTGTATTTCTTGTATAGTGCGTGCCATAGGTTAATGATTGATAATTAGGGGTTGTAAGCTCTCAATACGCTGTTTGCCTTTTTCAAAGTACTCTTCGTCTATCTCGGTAGCAATGCCACGCATACCCATATTGTGAACGGCTTCCATACAGCTCATACTTCCTGCAAAGAAGTCGGCTACTACTATCTCATTGCGGGGTTTGTCTTTGGGGATAACTAAGGCTAATAAACGCTCTAATAGACGAACGGGTTTCTGAGTGGGGTGAAGTCGGTTATTTTTTTCAAAATTTACTTTGATAATAGAGCGTTCTCTCATCCCCTCTTTAATAGATTTCAAAGTCATTGTAGGTACTGAAAAAATAACAATAGATTCCTTTGATAAAGAGGTATTAAACCCGTTTGCGTTTCTTTTTTTTACTTATACTAATATGCCCACTTTTTAAATATTCTTTCATAAAATCTAATTCCTTAGTATTATTTAAAGCCGATTTAATACGATTAATATCCATAACCAAAGTGTCTATATTATGCTGTTTTACTTCTAAGTAAGGTATTTTTATATCAGCATTGATACTTCCAGCTTTTTTTGTATATATAGTGACTGTTTCGTGGAAGCGTTGTATTGGTAAAGTAGGAGAAGTACAAAATCCCTTATCCCAAATAACTTCCTCTTTAAATACAAAGCCTAAGCCGTCTAATATGGTATTCCAACGATAGAAAGAAGTACCCCGCCCAAACATTACGATAAAGCCTTTTTTAGTGAGTAGTCGCTTACATTCGGTAAAGAATTTGGGTTCGTCGAAAGGTCTTTCCAACTTTTGGTTTTTGAGGTACAAGTACGGAGGGTCGATGCAAATCACATCAATACTCTCATCAGGAAGGGTTGCCATTACCTCTAAGTTATCGGCGTTGTATAATTGTAGGTTGTTCATAAGGTTTTTATTCTTTACTTACTATAAAATCAAGGTTTATTGCCCATATACTGATGCCTTCGAGGCGTTCAAACACCTGTTCGTCTTCCTTAGAAAAGGCGGTTGCAGGCTGTAGGTTTTTAGCGGTGTAGTAGGCTAATATATCATTCCTCACCCCCAACCCCTCTCCCAAGTAGAGGGGAGTTCCTGCCTGTACATCATCGGTGATGTTGAGGCTGTTCGCTTCAGCAAACTCAAAGATGCTTTCTATGGTACCTGTGTGTTGCAGGGCGAGGTCGAGGAGGCTTTGATTATGTAGGGCGGTGATTATCATTTTGCTTTACCGTTGAGTTGCTTGTACTTCTTTAATTCGGTGAGAAGTTCCTCTACTGAGGCTTCTAAGTCCTTAATGCGTTGGTTAGCGTGTTTGAGTTCCTCAATAGCATTGGCGTACTTAGCCCCCAAGTCTTCTATCATCTCTCGGTATATTTTTACGGCTTTATCTACGTTGTCAAGTTCGGAGGTTTGTAGTTCCATTTGCTGCTTGGGGCGACCAAAGAACCAACCTGCTAAGCCGGATAATACCATACCGATAAACGATATGATGTGTTCTTTTATTCCTTCTAATATCCATTCCATTGTGATATGTGTTTTTAAGTTATAGTTCCTTTTCCTGCACTTGTAGTTGCTCCTGTTTGGGCGGTGGCTGTACCTGCCGTGCCTACTTGTATACCTGGTTCTACTGTTACCTCGCCACTACGAACAAAGTCGTAAATAAGGGAGGTTAAACGTTCGGCGTACTCTTCTGGGCTTGCCTCTGTCTTGGTAAGCATATCCTGTTGAAGGGCGATAATACCTTGTTTGAGGGCTTGTTTGTTTAGTGCCATAGTTTAATTATATTGTCCATCAATTAGTAATTTGCCGCCCTCTTGTAGGGCTACATCGTTAATCTGCATACCGTCATACTCCAACTGTTTCTTTATTTCAATTAGGGTTTCGGTATAGAGGTCATCGGCGAGCATTTGGGCTATCCCTACCCCTACTTCGGGGTGCTCTTTCCACTCTCCCTTCTCGGTAGTAAGGATAGCCTTTTGCTGTTGGTTATCAGAGTACCCCACCTCAAAATCACCTGCTAATAGGCGCAAATCGTTTCCCTCATTTATTAGTATATCTTTCATTAGGCTGTCTGCATTTGGTTTATACTATTAACAACTCTTAGAAGTTCCTCCTTGACCATTGCTCCAAAGTTCTCTACTCCCTCGCGTACGGACGATACATACACCTTAGTATCGGTACCTACATTGCCTATCTGTATATTGATATGTGTTTGTCTGGTACCTCCTGATACGATGTTGTCTTTGGTTTTAGTGCCTTCTCCCGTGGTGGCGGTAGTTTCTCCCGTAATAGGACTCACCCCTGGTGCGGGACTGCTTTCGGTTTTCATACCCAGCTTGCCCATTAGCCCGTCTTTTACCTCCTTAAAGCTTTTGAACTCTAAAGAGTCCCACGCTTTGCCAAAGGCTTCTTTGGCTTTTTCTCCCGCCTCATTTGCTTTCTTATATCCCTCTGTTACTGTTTTGGCACGCTCTTGCAAGTCATTTTGTATCTTGTTAATCATTGCTTGGTTCTCGGTACTATCACCTAAGCCAACCGCTTCTTTAAACTTATACCAAGCGAGCTTACAAGCATCTATACCTGCCATAAAAGTATTTTTTGCAACAGTCCAAAGCAATTGAAAATTTTCTACAAAAGCCTCCCAACTGTATTTCATACCTTGCACAGTATATTCCCACGCTTTGCCCCAACCGCTTACACCTACAATACAATAGGCTATGATAGCAATAAGGGCTATAATACCAGCTATTATCAACGTTATAGGATTTGCCAAAAAGGCAAGGTTTGTTTTAATAACTGCCCAAGTGAGCCTATTTTGCCAAGCAGTAGCAATAGCCGTATAGGTATTGTGTAGTATCAATGCAGTGGTGAGTATACCTATAGCTCCTGCAATACCCCATATAACGGGATTCCCTTCTTGAAACTTCTGAATAAGCCACCCTATACCTCCACCTATGTTTGAAAATATAACTGCTGCCAGGTCTACTAAGGGACTAAGCACAGGACTGATGGCTTCATATACTTTTAGAGCAAGTTCGGTGATAGAGTCCATCATCTTGTTGAACTTACCGCTGAGCGTTTGCCCTGCTTTTTCTGCACCTTGGTAGAAAAGCCCTTGTTTATCGGTTGCCCATTCAAAGGCTTGTGCGAGTTCCTGAGCCGAAATGCCTCCTTTACTCATTCGTTCTTTGAGCTGTGCCATACTCTCACCCGTACGTTCGCTAATCACCTGCAAGGGGTTGAAGCCCGCGTTTATCATCTGCATTAAGTCCTGCCCTTGTAGCTTGCCTGCCGAAGTAGCCTGCGCAAAAGCAAGTGATAGACTTTGCATTTTCTGCGCATCGCCCATAGCAATATCGCCGATGTTCTTGAGCTTGCCAAAAGCAAACTCAGAGGAAAGCCCGAAGGACATCATCGTCTTCTGTGCTTCAATAAGCCCAGCCTTGTCGTAGGGTGTTTTCACCCCATAATCAGAGAGTTGAGTATATAAGGCTTTGGCTTTTTCTACATCACCCCTAAGCAAAGTAGTGATATTAGCTTGTTGCAAGTCGGCTTCCATACCCTTTCGGATACTCATACCTATACCCGCTCCCGCCAATATAAGAGGGTTGGTAACCAAACCAGGCAGACTGTTCAAAGCCTCCGAAAACCACGTTTTTAGCTTACTCCCGTTGAGGGTTTGCAATTTAGAAACACTGTGCTCTAACTTATTAATCTCGCTGTTGTACTTACGAATAGCCGAAAGGCTACCTATAGGCAGTAAATCTCGTTCGGCTTTTAGCAGGGCTATTTTTTGTTGCAAAGTGTGTACAGACGTACCCATTTGGGCAAAGCCACGAGAGACTTTTTTCTGTACTTTTTCTAATTCGGCAAATTTTTCTAACATTGTATCGTTATTTATGCCGATTTTTTGTAACTTTGCACTTACAAAGTCTTTAAGCGTTAATGTATATTCTAAAATATTTGCCACAATGAGAGTATTATTATTTTTCTTTAACCTACTTGCCTCTATAGGCTTATTATTAATTATTGGTGCGGGATTTTTCTATGGAGCTGCCCTTTTCTGTGTGCCCTTCTATGCTACTTATAGGGCTTTTACTGAGAAAGAGCCCTCTACTAAGAGGAGATACACCACCACGGCTATTGCCAGTGCGGTTTTCTTTTTTCTTGTAGCAATACTTGCCCTTATGCTCTCGAAAGGAGCCGAACAAGCAAGAGAGCGTGAAAGACTACAACAAACTACCTATACTACTTGTATTGTTCCTTCTCCTTTTGCCTAAGCCATTCAAGCTCTTTTACTCTCATAGCCCACTGGGTATCGGTGAGAGCATCGGGATTGGCAATGTGCATATAGTAACGCAAGGAAGCGTTAGTGATACGAAGCCAATCCCTCTCCTCGTCTATCTCCGCATCACTTAGAGCTTTTCCAAGGTCGCCTCTTTAATCTGTATAAGGTCGGGTAGCTTGCTACTGGCGGCGAGGAACAGTGCATCGTCTGTTTTAATCTCCTCATCGCCACCCAACCAACAGTTATTGAGCACCACTTCGTTAAACTTTAGCGGGTCTTTAGTCGCCAAAGTAGAGGCATAACTCAAAGTATTGCGGTCGGGCGTACGCAAATACGCCTTTTTGTCTTCTACACTAATTACAAAGATGTCTTTGTATTGCTTTTTCCATTCTTGTATTTGTTCATTTGTTATCATTTTAAACTGCTTTTAAAAGGTTCTTAAAGTGCAAGCTGCACAGGCATTTTGTTATTGTTTAATTTGTTAGGCTTGGCGTATTACATCTGTAAAGATAATAGGAAGCTCCATAATCATATTCTTATCGCCCTGCTTCATTCCTTTTTTCACTTCGGTAAATTCCACGTGCTTGAGAATATCGGTAACTATCTGTCCGCCGTCCAAAGGTACGTAGGAAGCCACAAGGTCAAAGCTAAGGCTAAGTATATCATTGTTAGGGGCATCGCGGGTCATTGCTTCTGCCTCACTTTGCCAAAGGCTTATTTTACCCTCATAACTGCGGTTGCCTGCTACTATTCCGTGAGGCTTGCACCCACGTCCATAAAGAAAGTCTTTCTCACGTTTTTCGGTGTACTCCAACTCTGTAACTCCTATGATAATTCGCCCGCCAAAGACGATAGAGAGGTTACACCACGCATATTGTTTGCTATCGAATGTTGCCATAATTTGCTAATTTTCTAATCTACTAATTGACTGTTGTAGTAAAACCGATGTTTACCTCTATAAAGTCAGCATAACCTACGGGTAATAGTTTGATACCTATCACCACTTTACCTGTTTGTAGTACACGTTGCTTTGGATCTATATCAATCTTTACAGCCGAAAGCTCGCCCTGTGATACCATTTGGCTTTGCAAGGTACTTTCAAGTTTGGTTTGCCAACCCTTGATAATCGCAGGGTGAATACTGCCGTCTTCAGATAGTAACACCTCGTCGCTGAGTTCCTCTACCAATACCCCATAACTTAGGAGCATTGCTTTGTCCATTACTAAGCCGTTGGATAGGCTTTTAAAGTCGTCGGTGGGTTTGGTAAGAGTATTATCGCCCGAAAAGTAGTATCCAGAACGCCCTACAAAAGTGCGAAAGAAAATATACCCTTTGTCGTCAAGCGCGTCCCACTGGTCGGCTTTGCTGTCGATAGTGGTGCCGTCGGTGAAGTATGCTACCAAGGGTAATACGCTGCCATCCTTCACGCGGTGAATTTTGCGCTGTACGGGTATTTTGGTTATTTTGCCTAAAAATAAACCAACTGATGCTTCTTTCTCCTTATCATCATTCCCAATAAAACAAGCTACTTTGTTGAGTTCGTTTTCGGAGAAATTAGTAAGGTCGGCTACTTTGCCGTTCCAACTATTGCCCGACACTAATACTCTAAAAGGCATATACTTCTTTTCAAAGTGTTCGGCAAGGGCTTGACCTTTCACTACGGCTGTCTGCACATCAACGTCTAAGCCTGCGGTGATGGTCTCGCTACCAGTTGCTTTTTTTACTACCCCAAGCACGCGGATAGCCCCTTTGGCATCAGCTATGAGAGTTGGAGCAAAAGCACCATCTTTGTCGAGCATTGCCGTCATAGTAGTGGCATCCGATACGAGCATTACCCATAGAGGGGTACCCGTAGGGGCTTGGTCATAAAACGCTTTTACGTGCTTATAAGCAAAGGCGTTTTCAGTTTCTGAAATTCCCAAAGCTATGGCTTCTTTTAGTGAGAATACTTGGTACGACTTGCCCAACTCTACTTTATTGCTCACCGTAACTCCCGTTGTGATGAGTCCAGTAGTTTTTTGTATAGCCGTAGTTCTGCCTAAGCCGTCTTTGGCAATATTGAATAATACTTTAGGTAATGCCATTATTTTTTAGGTTTAAAAAAGTTGAATTTTGAAGTATCTGTTACAGTCTCACCTTCAGAGTCTTCAGATTTTTCAGTTTTGTCTGGTGTTTCTGTTACTACTTTATCTTCTACCTCATTAGTATAGCTTTCTACAGTGCTATCCTCTAAGGTTTGTGCGTGGTTTTGTGCATCTTTTTTTAGTAAGAAGAGGAACCCATCGGAGGTAGCAAATAGCTCTTTTGTTGCTTTGTTTTCCTCAAAATATTGTTTTGCTTTTTCTGCTGTTGTCATTGTATTTTGTTTTAAAGTTAATATAGGAGTAGGGTGAGGTATGCATACCATTGAACTCGTCCGCTCACCCTACTATATTCCTATAAGATAGCTCCTAAGAATTTAAGCGTTTTTGCACGGATAACTCCTACTAAGGCACGTTGTGCAAAGGAAATAGTATCGCCCTGTAATCCAGAATCTCTTAAGGTAGGGTACATCTTCACATCACCAAAGCAACGAAATACCTCATCAGTAACCCATACGAAAGATGATTGTTTATCTTCAGTATCTTTGGTAGCCCCAAAAGGTTTCTTTTCGCCTGTTTTGGTGTAGAGTGGAGTTTGGTTGTATTGGAATACCTTAATACCATACATTTGCTCTTCATTCAAAATATCTTTATAAAGCTTTTTGTCTTCTTTGCGGATGCGAGCAAAGTGGTCGCTATTGAGACAAATGTTAATGCCGTCATAGATATCTTTACTCTCTAAAAATGATTTTAAGTCGATGATAGCATCTAATATTGAGTCATTGGCAGTCAGGTTTAACACCTTATTCCATTCGTTGTTCTTTTGTGGTGCCCACGCCCAAGCGGCACGTTTTCCTATATTTTTAGCCAATGATGTACGGTGGCGTTGTATTACACTGGAACGCTTGTCGTAAGAAAGTTCTATTTCTTGTAACTCATTGTGGCGAGTTTGCTCAGTAGAGTAAGTGTGTAGTACTACCTCATTAGCTATATCTTCTATATTTGCAACGGGTAGAGGGTTATTAGCTGTAGCAAAATAATCTTCGTGTACCATTGGTTCCACACCCGCTTCAGCAAGGTGTAACTTGTTATGCTCTACATATTGCGACAAGTCTACACTCTGATAAACAAACGAATTATTAGGAATAGGGTTTTCTTTGATACCTGCTATCCATACTTCGGTTTGAAGCCCCTCCATTGCAATACCCTTAAAGAGTTCTGGGGCTATGTACTGGGCTACGGTGGAAGTTGCCACGATTGTTGTAGCTACCAAGGGTACTGAGGCACCCAAAGCTGGGGCGATAAAAAGGGAGGCAAGGAATGCCAAAACCACATTAATACATAATGCTTTTAGTGATAATTTCATACTGTTTTAAATTGTTTTTAAAGGGTTATTAAATTACTTTTCGGTGTAGCGTACCCCATTGGCGTACTCTTTAGCTAAGCGGGTGTACTCTTCGGGTTCTTTGTCTCGGATAGCTCGGAGCCTTTCGGGGTTTTTCTTTTGCAAGTAGTCAAAGCTTTCATCGGTAGTACCTGTTGGTTTTGCACCTGCCCCTAACACTACCTCACGCACTGTGTTAGCCTTTCCTTGCTGTGTATTCTCAGCTTCTTTGTCGGCTACAAGTTTAGAGAGTACGGCTTTTTGTCCGTCAAAATCGGCTTCAAACTGTTTTAGCTGGCTTTCTTTGAGGGCTTGTGGGATAAGCCCTAATTGTACGGCTTTATCTATCAAGGTTGTAGCTTCGGCAGTGCGAGTTTCGCTAATTGTTTTTTTCAGAGCCACTACTTCGGTTTCTGCTTTTTCTTTGGCGGTTTTGAGGTTATGTAGAGCACTAAGTACTGCTTCCTCTTTTGAGTTTTCGCCCATACCCAAGGCAAGGGCTATCACTTTAATGTCCATATTGTTTGATGTATTAGTTACTATTTTTTTGAGTTGGAAGGGCTTACCGTCTTTTGATAGCTTGAGAGCGTTGTCGTTGCCTCCTATATCAACAATGGAGATTTCTACGAGCTTACAAGCGGTTACAGTCTCATAGACTTGTCCTTCTAAGATATGTTGTGGCTGGGTAGATACTTCTTGTATTTCGGCAAACATTGAAGCCATACGTATATAGCCACGTTCTACTTTGCCAGCTATTTTCTTAGCGAACTCGTCTTGTTCGTCAAACTCCACTTCTGCTATAAGGGTAGTCCCTTCTTTGTAAAGCCTTGTACAACGCCCGATGACTTCACTACCCTTATAAGCATTGACACCTCTTTCGTGCATAAAAAGCACAACAGGGTTTCTCATATATTGGGTGTAGTCAATACCATCTGTAAGGATGCGGTAGCCATAGCTATTTACATTTTCGGTATTGATGATAAATTGGTGTTTCATTAGCAAATTGGTGTTAGTTCGTCACTTAATTCTGGTGCAAAATTCAGTAGGTTTTAGCAGGTATAAAAATCGGCAGACAAACCTTGTACTAAATTTGCCCAAACCTTGTACTGAATTTGCCCAAGCGTTGGGAGCTAATTTTGTCACCTACTTTATATGTATGACCTTTGCACTGATAAAAACAGAGTACACAATGGAATTTGACCTCAAAGAACTTACTGCACGAGCATTTTTAGACTATGTAGGCCCTGCTTTTCCCGCTTGGTGGGCTAATAACAAAACAAAATATGTGTTACCAAGCCTATCGAATATAAGTGAGGCTCGCAGCAACGGAAGTCAGTATTTTATGACACTGAAAGTAGCCGATAAAGCAGGCGTGCAAACGCTCTTCCCTAATGAACCTTTGGTGAGCTTTTCACTCACTAAAACCATTGTAGAGACAGCAACCGTAGGTAAGCACCGCAGGGGCAAGGTAAAGGAGTACATAGCTACCGAAGACTGGCAGATTACTATTAAGGGGCTTTGCATAGACACTAATAACCCCGACTTGTACCCTACTGCACAAGTACAAAGCCTTAACCGCTTGTTTGAAAAGAACGAAAGTTTGGAGGTTGTAGGTAATAAACTCTTTACCCTCTTTGATATTCGTAACATTGTTTTAAAAGATATTAGTTTCGAGGCAATGGAGGGTAAGGAGGGCATACAGAAATACACCATCAAAGCCCTGTCAGATATGGACTTCTATGCTGAGTTAGACGAAAAACGAACCCAACTTAACAACTTATACTAATGTTTATATTACAAGCAATTATCAAAATAGGGGACTATACTTTTAAGGCTGTGCATAGTGTGAAAATCACCAAATCGGTAGACGAATTAGCCGACACCTGTACTATTGAACTTCCTACCCATTTTAAAGTAGCTAAAGGAGGTGATAGCCTCTATACAGAAAAGGCTATCAAAGCAGGCGATAAGGTGAGCGTTACCCTTGCTTATGAAGGGGTATATAGCGAGGTAGAGTTTGAGGGCTATGTAAAGAAGGTCAAGCCAAGCATTCCCGTAAGCATAGAGTGTGAAGACGCTATGTATTTGCTTAGACGAAAAAATATCAATAAATCGTGGCAAAAGACAAACCTTAAAGAAGTGTTGCAGGAGGTAGTAAAAGACACTCCTATTATCTTGGTTGACAATATACCACAAATGCAGTTAGACCAGTGGCTCATTCGCAATGCAAATGGTACGCAGGTATTAGAGAAACTCAAAGAGGAATTTAGGCTAAGTATCTTTATCAACGACAAAGGCAAGCTATACGCAGGACTCTCGGAGCTTACCAATATAGGGCAAACCGCACACTATGACCTCAATTACAACATAGTGACGAATGACTTGGAATATCGTACTAAAGACGAACGCAGGCTAAAAATACGATATACCTACATCGACAAAAACAACAAAAAGAAAACTGTAGAAGAGGGTGACCCTGATGGCGAACTAAGAACATTTCACACTTCTGTGGTGAGTGATGAGGCAAAACTACGGGCTATGGCAAGAGCGGAAATAGAAAAGCTAAAATACGACGGATTTGACGGCTCTATAACAAGCTTCTTAGTCCCTTTCGCTACACGTGGTATGCAGGCACATATTATTGATAAAAAACTGAAAGAGATAGATGAGCGGTACTTCATTAAGAAGGTAGAAACTACCTTTGGACGTAATGGGGCACGCCGACAAGTAACCATAGGAGCAAGATTATGAGTATAGATAGAGAATTAGTAGAAGGGCTTCGTAAGTTAGGCAAGCGCAAAACCCCTACCATAGCCGTAGAAGTAGTATCAGTAGACAAAACGCAAGGCACGTGTGTGGTGAAAGACGATGAGCTACAATATACCGTGCGCTTAGCTTCGGTGATTAATGATAACACCGAGCGTTTTTACCTTTTCCCTAAGGTAGGAAGTAGCGTGCTGATTGCTTCGATAGGGGAAGACGAAAACCGCTATTATGTAGTCGCTTATAGTGAGATTGAGAGCGTGAGCCTACGGATAGAAGATACTCAGCTTACCATAGACAAAGCGGGGGTACATCTGCAACGCGGGGAAGTAGATTTTAAAAGCCTTTTAAACGAGCTTTTAAACGAACTTAAAACGGCAGTGATACAAACTCCTGCAGGGACTGGTAACTTCGCTCCTAACAACGTGGCGAAGTTTGATGAGATTAATAACAAGATAAATGAATTACTACAATAAGATATGGCACGATTGACAGCTGTAGAGGCAGATTACAAAAAATCACAAGCTAAGGAGCTTTTTGCCAAAGGCTTTAGCATTGCTAATATATCGGAAATGATAGGTATTGGCATTAAAACGCTTGGCAAATGGCGAGAGGAGGGCAAGTGGGACGATGAGAAAGATGTCATATCCTAAAATAGGTTTACACTAAAAATAGGAAAAAAATATGACAAAAGGGCGAGCAGAGATAGTTCGGTACAGT